GGACTACCGAAGAAAGACAGAAGAATTAGCAAGTGATCGCAAATCTCTTCAGTCCGAATCGGAAAAACAAAGGCAAGACTATTCTCAACGCTTATCAGAGTTGAACCAGTTAGTGTCTTTAACACAAGAACAACTTAATTCTGAATTTAAAAATTTAGATTTAGAAAAGTTGTACGAAGAAGATCCAACAGAAGCTGCAAGGCTTGAACATAAGATGAGAAAGAAGCAAGAAAAACTTGCTGAATCAATTCAAAGAGTAAAAGCGGAGCAACAAAAGCAATTTCAACAAGTTGTGTCTGATCAACAAAAAATTTTGGTAAATAAATTGCCAGAATTTGCTGATACAAACAAAGCAACGAAGTTGAAAACAGATATGAGATCGTATTTGCAATCTTATGGTTTTAAAGATCAAGAGATTGGTAACATTTATGATCATCGTATTGTGATGTTGGTGAATGATGCGATGAAGTACAGAAGTATGCAAAAATTGAAACCAAATTTGGCTTCAAAGATGGCAAAACCTGGAAAAGTTTTATCAAGTGGTGTTAAAAAGACAAAAGCTGATGCAAACTTTGCACAGAAGAGAGAAAAGTTGGGTCGTTTAAAAAAATCAGGGAGTATTAAAGATGCTCAAAGTATTTTTTTAGACATGATAACTAAAAACAAAAAATAGGAGACAAAAACTATGGCACAAATAAGCAATACGTTTAGTACATACGATGCTATTGGTGAAAGAGAAGACCTATCAGATGTTATCTATAACATTTCCCCAACCGATACACCTTTCATGTCTGCAATCGCAAAAACAAAAGCGACTGCTGTTAATCATGAATGGCAATTAGACTCATTAGCGGCTGCTAGTGCGACTAATGCTGCTATTGAAGGGGATGAGGTCTCATTCGCTGCACCAGATGCAACAGTAAGAAAAGGTAACCAATGTCAGATTTCAACAAAATCTGTAATCGTTACTGGAACTTTAGAAGCGGTAAATAAAGCAGGAAGAAATTCTGAACTTGCATACCAAATCTCTAAAAAGTCAAAAGAACTTAAAAGAGATATGGAAAGTTCATTAACTGCAAACAACGCACCAGTTACAGGAAACGACAGTACAGCTAGAGAAATCGCTGGACTAGGTTCTTGGTTAAAAACAAATGAATCAGCTTCTGGAACTGCACCAAGTACTTCTGGAACTAATGCTAGATCTGATGGAACTCAAAGGGCTTTTACTGAAGATCAGTTAAAGACTGTCATTAAATCCGTATGGGATAATGGTGGCGATCCATCAATGATTATGGTTGGTTCATTCAACAAACAAAAACTATCTGGTTTCACTGGTGGTTCAACTAGATTTGATCCAGCAGAAAACAAAAGATTAGTTGCGGCTGTTGATGTTTATGAATCAGACTTTGGAGCAATGCAAGTTACTCCAAATAGATTTCAGAGAGCTAGAGATGGATTCGTAATTACTCCTGATCTTTTCGCAGTAGCCTTCTTAAGAGATTTTGCTCTTGAAGACTTAGCGAAAACTGGAGATGCTGCGAAGCAATTCTTAGTTACTGAGTACACATTAGAGTCAAGAAACGAACAGGGTTCTGGTATCGTTGCTGACTTAACTACTTCATAATAGTAGTATTTAGTGGGGGGGAAACCCCCCATTAAAAAATTAAACCTTTCGTTTGGTCTTTGAAGTCAAAAGGCGGAACGAAGCAAACAAAGGAAAATATAATGAGAACATTAAATGACTATTTTATTAGTGGAAGAATTACTGATATATCAACAGCAGGTTCAACATTTGTAGCAGTACCTGATGGTGGCAGAATAATTAAAATTATGTCTGTACTTCAAGGAGCTATAAGTGGCGGCAATGCAGCAATCACTTTTGAGATTGGTGGCACTGCGGTGACTGGTGCTGGATTTACAGTTGCACACTCAGGTTCGGCAGTCGGTACAATGGATGGTTCTGTACCAACAGCATTGAACAATGTGCAAGAAGATGGTTCTATTGAAATGATTACTGATGGCAACTCTACAGGTGCTAAATCATTAGATATAACATTCGTAATTAGAAGATAATAAATTAGGGGGTGGAAACACCCCCAAAAATTAGTATAGATATAAATTAGGAGAAAAAAAATATGGCTGGAAATTCAACAGATAGTTTATTTGCGGTAGTATCAACTCAGAAGGTTAGCGTAGCAAGTTCATCTGCACAAAGTGCAGCGATTGCAGCAGGTATTCATCATGTGAGATTGGTTGCTACTAAAAACTGTCATTATTTAATTGGAGCAAATCCAACAGCGACTACAAGTTCTGTATATCTACCTGGAAATGTTATTGAAAAAATAAGATTAAATCCAGGTGAAAAGATTGCAGTAATAAGGTCGTCTGAAGATGGAGATTTACATATCACTTCATTATCTAAATAATGGCTAAGAAGGCAAAAGGTTTTGGCGTAGATAATTACGTTTTAAGAAAAAGAAAAAAACGTAAAGGTCGTCATGCAAAAAGTCCAAATAAAAACTTTACAAAGAAAAAAAGTAGAGGACAAGGTAGAGCATGAGCAAAAGGTTTCAAGAACAAGAAGGTTTAATTAAAACAACTTATCACTCTGACGATATGAATAGACAGGTAGTGGTAGAACGTAATGTAAATTACAAACCTATTATTGACCATAATAAAAAGATGTTTACACATAACGATGGATATTCAAAATCAAAAGATTTAAAAAGAGTGGCATCTATTCCTACTTTAGTTTTAGAATTATGGACTAAAGAATATAACGGATCAAACAATTGGTTTGCCTTAAAAAAAGAAGAACAACAAAAAATTCTAAAAAAAAAATTAAACTCAAATGAGTTTCAATATTTTAGAACAGCACCAGGAAAATTATAATGGCATTAAATACATACTCAACATTAAAATCATCTGTCGCTAATTGGCTAAACAGAACTGATTTAACAGATGAAATTGTAGATTTTATTTCTTTAACTGAAGCAGATTTTAACTCTAAACTTAGAATTAGAAAAATGATTTCAGAATCAACAATAACTATAGATGCAGAAACAGAAGATTTACCAACTGGTTTTTTACAAATAAGAAACTTTTTTATTACATCTGGATCAACCAAATTACCTTTACGTTATATGACACCATCACAGATGGATTCAATTAAAGGAACTTCCACAACAGGCACACCAGAAGTTTATACCATACTAGGAGATAAACTACGTTTTGCACCAAAACCAGATTCTACTTACACCTCAACTATGAATTTTTACAAAAAGTTTGATGTTTTGTCAGACAGCAATACAAGTAATTTTATTTTATCAGATCATCCTTCAATTTATTTATATGGTGCATTATACCATGCTACAAATTTTTTAGGTGGGATTGATAAAATGTTAGTTCAAAAATGGCAACAAATGTATGCAACTGCAATGGAAAGACTTGAGAGAAACGATAGAGAGGATCAGTTCTCTGGATCGCCTTTACAAGTTAGATCAGAAGATACAATAGCATCTAATTTTGGAGGTAGATAATGCAGCTAAAATTTGGTGAATGGCTTCCAGATCAACCCTCACATTTAAATCCAGGTGCGAATGTTGCAACCAACGTATACTATGCAAGAGATAGTTATAAAAGATTTCCTTCTTTAGTAAATTATAGTTCAAATAATATTGGAGCAGATGCTAGAGGTGGTGGTTCATTTAGAAATAATTCAGGAGCAGTTTTTAATTTTGTTGCAAAAAATACTGACATTTATCAATTAACCGGTGGAACATTTACATCAAGAAAAGGATCGCTTACAGGTGGAGACACAGACTTTTGGACATTCACTCAATTTGGTAATCATGTTGTTGCAAGTAATGGAGTAGATGCACCTCAATATTATTTAATGGGTACATCAACAAACTTTGCCAATTTATCATCAATCGCAACAGATGGAACACCACCTACATTTAGAACATCAGGAGTTATAAGAGATTTTTTAGTTACAGGTAATCAAGCAACAGCACAAAATAGAGTTCAATGGTCTGGTATTAATGATATTGGAACATGGACAGCAGGATCAAAACTTGCAGACTCACAAGATTTACCTGGTTCAGGTGGTGAGATTGTTGCAATTACATCAGGTGAGTTTGGTTATATATTCAGGCAAAATCAAATTGTTCGTATGGATTTTGTTGGAGGATCAACCACATTTAGATTTTCAGTGGTGTCTCCAAACAGGGGTGCAGTCTATGGTAAAACAGTTTGCCAAGATAACAGAAGAGTTTTCTTTTATGCAGATGATGGTTTTTTTGAAATTAATGGTGATACCATTAAAGCCATTGGTGCAGAAAAAGTTAATCGTTTTTTTGATTTAGATTTAAACAAAGCATTTAGTGATCGTATTTGTTCAGCAGTTGATCCATTTAATCAATTAGCTTTATGGTTATATCCTTCTGCATCAAACACATCTAATACAACAGGTGTTTGTGATAGATTAATTATATATAATTATGCAACGGAAAAATGGTCATTAGCAGAATCTAATGCTTCATTTATATTTTCACAATTCGTTGGTGCTTATACTGTAGAATTGATGGACATTATTTCACAAAATTTAGAGAATATTAATATAGCACTAGATACTGATTTTTGGTCTGGAGGACAATTATTATTAGGTGCAATTGATTCTGATTTTAAAGCTGCTATTTATTCCGGTACAGCAAATGAGATAGAAATTGAAACTTCAGAAGTTGAACTTTATCCTGGTTTTCGTTCTGTAATAGAAGGGGTCAGACCTATCGTAGATGCAGCAGCTACAGTATCTATAAAAACAAGAGAAAGATTAGCTGACAATCCAACAGCAACTGATTATTCTAGTATGCAGACCGATGGCTTAAATCCTTTGAGAACATCTGGCAGGTATATTAGAGCAAATGTAAAAGTAGCGTCAGGTACAACATTCACAAATGCTCAAGGTGTAGATTTTATTAGTTCACAAGGAAGTCAAAGATAATGGCAGATATTATTGATAAAGACATAGATAATGTTAGGTATTCATTTGAGACACAAGAATTTTTTCAAAGACAACTTGAAGAATCTGTGAATAGCCTTATAAATAAAAACAATGTGGAAACCGATAAGGTGTTTTCATGGTTTATTAGTTAGGAGACAAAATGGCAGGTATAAAAGATTATTCAACAACAGCAGGTAATAATACTTCAATAGGTGGTGTTAGTGTTGCAGAGGGAATGTTGCCTTCAAATATTAATAACGCATTTAGAGCAATCACTGCTGATATAAGAGAATTTTATAACGATGCACAATATGTAATTTATGGAGATGGGGATGCAGCATTTACTATTGCTTATGCAAGTGCAGGTTCTTTTACTGTTTCTGGTGCAGATGTAACTACCTTTTATCATACTGGTCGTAGAATCAAAGCAGTTGGATCATCTACTGGCACAATATTTGGAACAATAACAAGTTCATCTTTTTCAACAAATACTACAGTCAATGTAACTTTTGATAGTGGATCTTTACAAAATGAAACTTTAACTATTTTTCTTGCTATACTTACTAAGACAGGAAATTCTATTCCAGCAGATGTTATAGATGGAACAAAAATTGCAGATGACAGCATTAATTCAGAACACTATGTAGATGGAAGTATTGATACAGCTCATATTGCTGATTTACAAGTTAGCACTGCAAAAATTGCAGCAGATGCTATTACAGGAGCAAAGATTGCAGACGATGCAATTAATAGTGAACATTATACTGATGCATCTATTGATACTGCACATATAGCTGATAGCCAAGTTACTTTAGCTAAACTTGCAAGTGATTCTGTAAACTCAGCTAAAATTGTAAATGATTCTATTGTTAATGCAGATATTAATTCTAGTGCTGCTATAGACGCTACAAAAATACATGATGGTACAATATCTAATACAGAGTTTGGTTATTTAAATGGAGTATCAAGTGCAATTCAAACTCAACTAGATGCTAAACAAGCATCAGATGCTGATCTTACAGCATTAGCTGGATTAACAAGTGCTGCAGATAAAGGTATTCAATTTACAGGTTCAGGTTCAGCAGCTACCTATGATTTAACTACTGCTGGTAAAGCATTATTAGATGATGCAGATGCAGCAGCTCAAAGATCAACTTTAGGATTAGGAACAATATCAACTCAAGCTGCAAACAGTGTATCTATATCAGGAGGAAGTATAACAGGTCTTGGAGATCCATCTTCTTCTGCTGATGCCGCTAATAAAAATTATGTAGATCAACTTATTGCAGGACTTAGAACTAGAATAGTTTGTGAAGTTGCAACAACTGCAAATGTAGATTTAAGTGCTGATCTTCAAAATGGAGATACTATTGATGGTGTAACTCTTGCAACTGGAGACAGAGTATTAGTTAAAGATCAATCTACTGGATCACAAAATGGTATTTACACAGCAGTTTCAAGCGGTACTGCAAGTAGAGATACTGAATTTAATACAATAACAGAATTATCTGGTCAAATGGTTGTTATCAATCAAGGATCAGCAAATGACAATAAAATATTTTTATGTACTACAAATAATACAGCTTCTTTAGGATCTGACACAATTACATTTACACAAGTTACTCCATCTAATACTGGAACTGTAACAAGTGTTGGAGTAGCAGATTCAGGTGCTGGAGAGTTTACAGTAGGAAGTACACCAGTAACTTCTTCAGGAACAATTACACTTGCAATAAATTCTATTGCAGATTCAAAATTAGCTACTATCAGTACAGCAAACAAAGTATCAGCAACAGCTTTAAACATTGATGGAGCTGATGATATTGGTGCAGATTTAACAACATCTGATTTAATAATTGTAGATGATGGAGCAGGTGGTACTAATAGAAAAGCAGCGTTATCAAGAGTAGTAACTTTAATGTCAGCACAAGGATTTTCAACAGATGATCCAACAGCTCTTGCAATAGCGTTAGGATAATATAAGGAGAAAAAATGGCAAATACATTTAAAGCAATCAACTTCGCAGCAGAGCCTAATTCTGCAGGAACACCATATGTGATGTATACAGCAGCAGGAAGTACAACGACTGTTGTTTTAGGTTTGATACTTTCTAATATTCATACAGC